TATCATTTCTATTGTCATAATGTTTAAATTCAATTGCCCAACCACCTGCTGCCTTATACATTTTAAATTGTATTGGCTCGCTAGCAAAGTCATCACTTTCTCTTACTGTTGCCATTCCTCTACGACTTTTAGGGCGGTTACTGCTTAGGGGCATAGGTGCATCTTCATCACTATATCGAGAATCTTGAATTTTATTATCTAACCATCTATAGAACCATTTTATCATTAATATACCTTGTCGCTCATTGTTTCGTCTTCCATTGGAGTATCACTAACTAGTAAAATATCGTTCGGGTCAACTTTGCGTAGAGTCACTTTACCTTCTGGTGTTTCTACTGTGATGCCACGTGTCCAGCGTCCATGACTGATAAGAATGTATTTACCAATTTGCAGTTCAGGATCTACTACGTCAGGACCTAACCCATAAATCTTTGCCCAACGTGGTCGAATGCCAGAACTTTTTTTGTCATCATCCATTAAGATAATACCACCTTGAGTAATACGTTGGTCAAACTTCATATCACTTACAATGATATGATCCTTAAAGAATGTTAATTTATCTACTTTAGTAGGACTGAATGCTGGCTTTGAATACTCGCTCATTTTTTACCTTTACTAAGTTCTTCTGCTTTAATTTTTTCAATTTCTAAATCATCTTCAAGTGATTCTTCTAACTCACGCTCCATTGGATTAAGTTCTTCTTCGATTTTTTGCTTTATTGGGGCCGACGCAGGCGTAGGTTGTGCGGGCTGAGGACGGCCTCTTACTGCATTTGCTGATTTATTACCTACAGTGTTAGCATATGATTGATTTACTTTTTCAGTTATTGGTTTAATAATCCTACCTTGTGAATCGATAGTGTCTCCACGTGCGTTAACTTTCATGTTACCCACTGCTCTAGTACTTTCATTTTTAGCTAATAGGGCGCCCATATCTATTGATTTTCCCATTGCCGATCTGTAATTTTTCATAATATTTTCCTTATTTCAAAAACTCGTCTATTGACAAGTCATAGTACAAACTATTTATACGGTGTATACCAAGCAAAAACAATACAAAGCTCGCTACGCTTGATCCTCGTCCTACACCCCAAACAATATTGTTCTCACGCATAGTATCAACAAGATACTTTAGATAGCGCAATAACACAAACATATCACGTTCTTGGAACAGTAATAGTTCTTCACCTGCCCGTTGTAGTTCCGCTTCACCCTGACATTGATTTAACACATACTGTGCAATGTCCATTGTTTTATATTGTTCGGGCATTAACCAGTTAGATTGCATTTTATTGTCAAACTGCTCTACTGTCATATCCAACTTATTGTATTGAATAAGTTTGGGTACATTCTCTAATTGTAATACTTCGTCAAACTTAATTTCATTTTCTACTAAAGCACGATTAATAGTACGATTGGGATCCTGCAAATACAGCAGACATAGTTCCAGTTCGTTGTAGATTTGTTGACCGTAGATATCAGTTCGCATTGTGTAATGATACACTATCTGATAGAGTAAATCAAGTTATTTGGACTTGATTTGACCCTCTTTTTCGACACTAACATTTGTTTTGATATTTTGTTTCTTAAACATCTCATCCATTTGTTTATTGTATTCGGTACGATAGCTTTCTAGTACCATTTGAAGTTGATGGATCATTTCACCGTTTTGCATACGATAAGCAAATGTTAACTTTTTGGTTAGGTCTGATATTGTATTAGACAAGTCTTCCATAGACTTGTCTGATAGGTCATTGATAAAAGGATGTTGCATCCAGATATTTATCAGTTCAAGCTATACCACACTAAGTTTCCTGTACAGAAAAACTCATTAGTAGATGTTGCATTCATTTGAACGGCAATGTTAATATTTAATGGATTGTTGATATAAGCGCCTGCGGGAGGATACACATATAACGGATTGCTGCCTTGATTTCTAACCATAACACGCATACCAACTGTAGAATTTGCACTGATCGGGGCTGGTAATATGACACCATAATTAGTACCTGATACTGTAGTCACTACATTGAAAGCATTTGATAAAACTGTAGCATTTCCTTGAGTAGTACCGTTAGCAATTATACTATTATTTACCCCTGACACTACATATGTAGTTGATACTATATTGCCAACATTAACATTACCAGTAGCAGACGCGGTTGTTATACCTGTCAATGCTCCTGTAAATACGCCATTTGTAGCACTGATGTTACCTACTATTGCATTACCGCTAGCACTCAATGTACCTGCAATATTTGCACCTGTTGTTGTTGCTGTGAGTCTTGCTGTCGCATTACCTGCAACATACATTGTTATGTTACCACCGTTGGTAATAATTACATTGCTCGTGCCGTTTTGGAATCTTGGCGCATTGATGTTACCTGTAGTTGTAGTATAGTTAGTCGCTACAATATTTCCAGCAGTTGTTAAGTTACCGACTGTTGTATTACCAGTTGCACTTAGATTACCAGTGACTGTAAGTATACCGGGAATTGCTACATCACCAGTTGTTTTATTAAATGTAAATCCGGTGTTACCTTGAATAGTAGATGCGTCATTGAATTGAATTTGCGTATTTGCCCCGCCTGCCGCTGTAGTCGTACTAGTAGTACCACTAGCCCATGTCAAGTTACCTGTACCATCAGTTTGCAAATAGTATCCACCGCTACCACCTGTAATTTTTATTTGTGAGGAGCTAAAGCTAGCCGCATTACTGACAGTAATGTTAGTAGCCGCTATGTTTCCAGTAACTGTACCTGCATTTAATGTAGATAGAGTAGTGGTACCATATACATTAGCATTTCCATATACAACTAAATCACCACTAATTACAGAACCATCTTCAGCACTACCAAAAGGCTTTAATGGAACTGACTTCCATATTTCTGTACCAGTTGAAATATTTACTACCATGTTGCCATTAGCAGTTGTCAATGGTAGTTTTTGTCCTGACAGCCCGTTATAAAGTGTAGGTGATATTGAAATATTAGTACCGTTTGTAACATTAGCTACATAATAAATCGTATCGGTTGAAACGCCACCAAACACGTTGCCAGAGAACGTGATTGGTGAGTTAGTTGCGACATTACTAGTGCTATTCAATGTGATTGTATAGTCAGTAACAGTAGTCACATTCATCGAGCCATTTTCATTCAACAGTGTTACAGGTGCACCGCCAGGAGTGTTGGCAGTAACAGTGAATGTAGTGCCGTTTGCAATACTCTCTACAAAGTAATCAGTGTTGGCATTTAGTCCACCCATGATACCATTAAAACTAGCAGTACAATTACCAGTAAAATTAATTAGTGAAATATTACTACCACCAAATGTGGTACTAACAGTAATATTAGAATTACCTGAATAAATGTTTGTTATATAATATATTGATTGAGATAGTCCGCCAAACACGTTACCAGTAAATGCTATTCTTCCACCTGTTACCATTCCAGTAGTGTCAGACACAGTAATAGTATTTGCAGATGCATATGTTTGTGTTGCAAACACATTACTAATAGTACCTGAAAATGCTACTGGATATCCTACTACAAAATTAGCAGTACTTGAAACTGTAATTAAATTACCCGTTGCACTGGTGTTCGTACCTGTTACAGTTGTGGTCACTATATTAGTGTTTGATGCAGTCTTGTCCATGACAATTCCATCATAATCACCTGTACTTGCATACAAATAATTAATAGGAGAAACATACATTGTTCCAGTAGCAGTTAGTAAATCAGTCAATTGTCCAGGTCCTGCATATGTGCCGGGAACAGTAGAGACTGTAAATGTTGTAGCACTTGGAATAGAACGCACATAATATGTGCCACCGCCTAATATTCCACCAAATGTTATTCCAGTGAATGCTATAGGCATATCTAAATAGAATCCTGCTGTGCTATCACATGTGATAATGTTATATGTACCGTCGATTGCGGTACAAGTTGCAAATGCAATAGATGATGCCGGATCTATAGAGAAGGTACCTGCTACATCACCTGGTTCTCCTACTGGACTAGGAGTTCGTTGTTGTAATTGTGTACTTTGTCTTGATCTATTATATGGCTCAATGATAATTGTATTACCGCAATCTACTGAACTAAATCTGAAATCTAATTGACTGACATCATATGGTACAGTTATATTAGATGTGCCGGGGACAAAATTTTCTATTGTAGATAATGTATTACTGTTTGTTACTTCTACTGGGAAATTTATTACCGCTAAATTGTTACTTACATTCAATTGTACTTCAACATTGCTTTGAGTACCACTCGGTGCCCAACCTGTAAATTGAATGCTAGTATTGCCAGCAATAGTACCTGTTTGTACATCACCCAAACTTGCATTGATTATAAGAGTACCGGAGATAGCATTACCTAAGTTAAAAGTACTTGCTCTGAATCCTCTAGTTGCGGCATTGCTAATCAATGTATTAGCCATGTCATTGTTTAATGTAGTTCCTGTTAATGCTTGCTTTAAAACAACATTGTTTTGCAGGTTTGTAATCTCAGTAGCCGCAGTATTCAAATCAGTTTTGATTGCAGAGAAGTTATCTCTAAACCCCTGTGAACTGTTATTGATACCCGGTACTGGATAGTTTACATTAATTCCGTTCGTATTGATTGCACTTGTCATAATTATTTGTTCCGTCTAGTATTTAGTTATTGAGTTTCATTCGGTAAAATTGTTTGCCTAGGGAATAATACATAAAAGTCTTTACTGTCTAATGGATCTGGTGCAGGGGTTGCACTAGGTAATCCTGTCCATGCTGCCGGATTAGTATTATTGTCGTAGTCATATGTAGCAGATTTATTTACGCTGAATCTATCTATCTGGAAGTTAATTAAATTCAATGTATAAACATTTCCAACTGGATCTATCCATAGTGTTTCAATATTGTTCTTAACAGTTTCTGCATATCCCGGCTTTGTGTAACAAATAACCCAAGCTTGTGTGTATCCCAATGTGCTACCATTTATTTGCTGACTTGTCATCCACTGTGGTAATAATCTACTATCGAATTCTTGACCAATAACTTGTGCTACACGATTACGCATATTGTATAAACTATTTGGATATAGATTCTGTGCGTATCCTGGGCTCAAACTAGTATAGTATAGTTGTCCTAATTGTTCTTCCCAACTAGTAAAAATATCAGTACTACTTGTATACCATGGCCCTAATCCCAAATCAATCGGTCTTGGCCAGCGTATTTGACTTTGTATGCTCACACCCTGCGTATTAACTAAGTTGTCAATTACTTCACTGTACACAACTTCATAGATAATATCACCAGCATCGTTTCTTGCTACAGCAGTTTTTAACTCACCTAAAGTAATATTTCTCCAATAGTGATTTCTTGTAACCGCTTGTAGATATTCTTGTATGTCACTTGCATATATACCATACGCATGTTCATACACAATACTTGTTGATTTGCCAAAATATTGGTCATCAGGTCTATACAAATAATCAGTAGGTATAATTGTTTCGCTACCTAACAGTTCACGCAATATTAATCTATCATTGATAGGAGGGGCGGCTTTAATGTATAGAATATCAGTTGGTTGAGTAAACTCTTGTAATATACTTACTGTAAATGTTTTACTAGAAATAACTGAAGGATACATGTCTGAATATGCTTGTACAGTAAATGTGTAACTTGACACAGCACCTTGTTCTAAATAAGTATCTGTTGGTTGATCTGCTACTCTACCAATAATTTCTCCATTACTAGCTATAGATAAATTAGGAGGTAATGATCCCGATGTTAATCGATAATTTAAATCAACGTCACTATTTGCTCTTACAAAAAGTGTACTGATACTACCATTTAATAACTGTCCCAAACTGCTCGGTGTCTCCCATATAATGTTTCCAGTAATATTCTTTTGCAATCCGAAGGTAAAATTATAGAATGGACTAGCATACTGCGGAGCATCTGATTTATAGACACCTACACTAAAATTATAATTACTAATACCGGTAGAGGACAATGCCGGTGTACCTGTAATCCAACCCGTATTAACATCACCTGTTAACTCTGTAGGCAAATTAGAGTATATATATTTGATAGGATTACCATCAAAATCATGACCTATCATTTTAAATGCAAAATACTCACCACTCTGAAAATTACCCATGTTAGCAAATTGTGTAGGTGATACTGGTGGTAAGATGTAATAACCATAGTATGGATCATTATCATTTATAATATAGGTAGGTGGTCTAGTATTGTATAATACAGGTATTCTGCTGTTATTAGGTTGACCAGGTCCTCCTTGACTTACCGGAACATTTTGATTTACTACTGTAATTGAAAAGTTTCCAACATCAGTACCTAATGGACTCGATAACTCAAGAGTAAATGTATATGTTCTAATTGTAGGATTACCCGTTGATATAGGGGGCAATGTAACTACCATTAATCCGGAAGCAGTGCCTAATGTATACGTAGGTCCGTTCTGTGAAGAAGTAATTGTAAAAGTTGTAGAATTTAATATTGTTTTAACATAATATGTTGTACCAGCATTTATTCCACCAAACAATGTTCCTGTAAAAACAACAGGTCGACCTACTGAAAATCCTGCAGTAGAAGAAACAGTAATTGTATTATTACTACTGACTGTTTCTGATGCAGTAGCAATGACTGATGGTTGTGTAGTAGTGACAATTGGTGGGATAGCATACCCTCGTATCACTCCTAATAAATCAATTTCTAATCCAGGTGGTAGTGAACCTTCTTTGATTTGTACAATAACTGGATTATCTGATTTTGGATTACTATAGGCTATAGGAGTTTCTATCCATATACTATCTTGTGTAGTTAGTATACTACCATTAGGGGTAAGGAATTGAGGAATAGCCGTCCCTGTGATAGTCATACTAAATGTTCTATCTCTTAAATTTCCTAAATTGTCAGTTACACGCACCGTAAATATTGATACAACATTTGATGTAACAATAGTTGGAGTACCTGATATCAAACCACTATTATCTATGGACAATCCGCTAGGTAATGTTCCACTAATTAATGCATAGGTAACACTTGTTGCCGGAGCCACTGCAGTGGCACTTAATTGAAATAGTGATATCAATGTCGCAGGAAAACTACCTATAGATCCTGCAGGGGTATTCCATACTGGTTGTGCCATATTAGTGTGCGCCTAAACTCTGTAATGCCAAATGATAATGATGTTGTCTATCTGCTAAACCAATCGTACCGCCATTGATACGCTTAGTTAATGTAATAAAGTCATCCTTATCACAGAACTGATTTAGTTTATTATTGTCCCAGAACCAACCAGCACTAGCAACAGCACCATTCGGTGTCTCTAAATATCTAACTGTATCTTCTAAACTCATATCTAATGCTTCGGCAAAACGTGTATAGTTATCACGACCGGTCAATTGAATTAATCCACGACCTCTAAATCTGAAACCATCACCACTGGCTTCATCACCGTTCTTCATACGATTAGCGTAGACACGATTAGCAATCATTTCTGGCTTACGTTCATATTGTTTTGCTAGTTCTTCATTAGGGAAATACTTTTTAAATGTTCCCATCAATCCCTTAGCACTGTAGTTTAAGTTTTCAACTACAGCAGTGAACCCACCACTTTCGTGTGCTATCTGTGCTAGGAAGCCTGCAACTCTGCGTGGATTCTCAAACATCTCGTAGTATTCTGCTACTGTGTTTAGTGGCTCAACAAAACCCTCTAATATAGAGCGTTTTGTCTTTGAACACATTGCTGTTAATAATTCTATAGTTACCATTTGTTTTCCTTATGCGTATGTTCCACCAACTGTATACCACTGAGTACCAGTTAATGATATAAATTGAATTGTACCTAGTGTAGGTTGAGAAAATGCAACGTTAGCAGCCAATGCATTGATTTGTGCACCTGCCGCCGGATATACTAACAACGTGTTAGCACTTGTATTAACAATAGTAATTGCCATACCAGCAACTGCTGATGGTAATACAACACCTGAACCAGAAGCTACAGTACTTACTCTGTTAAATTCTTTTGCTAAAATTGTAGCAGTTCCTTGAGTTGATCCGGCTGCTGAAACTGCCGCGTTAACTGAACGAATGATGTAAGAATTAGCAATAACATTAGCACCAGTGACGTTGCCGGTAACAATAATCAATCCACCTGTACCCAAGTTACCGACGTTAGCATTACCTGATATACTAACACTTGTTAATGTACCAACACTAGTAATATTAGGTTGTGCGGCAGTTGTTACACTACCTGCTGTAGTAGCACTACCTGCACTAGTAGCAAATGTCGCATTAGCTACTGTACCTGTTACATTGGCGCCACTCACGCTATACGCAGTGCCAGCAAAATTCGAATAGTTGGCATTGGCTACTGCACTACTTGGTCCGGCAAATACACCATTACCATATAATATATTACTTACGTTACCGTCTAAATTGACAGTTGCAATATTGCCAATTCCCGATATGTTTGCTACTGCTACACTATTAGCTGTTGTCGCATATGACACAGCTCCAGTGACATTAGCGCCGGTGATAGAAATTAAAGATGAACCGTTACCAGAAACGTTAGTGAACACGCCATTTGTTGCACCTATATTACCTACATTTGCATTTCCTATAGCTGAGATGATACCACCGGTTATTAGATTAGCACCTTGAATATTACCCGATGCTGTTATCAACCCACCTGTACCCAAATTACCACCATTAATATTACCACTAGCAAAGAACAATCCACTAATACCTAAATTTCCTGCATTGGCATTACCTGAAGCACTTATTGTAGTTCCTGTAATATTTGTTGCATTTAGTGTATTGGTAGCATTGTTAAAAGTGAAACTGCTACTACCTACAAGATTACCGGAGTTGTTAAATATTACCTCATTATTTGCCGCTGATATAGACACACCTACATATGAAGCCCAAGTTAAATTGCCAGCGCCATCAGTGAGTAGTACTTGATTATTAGCACCACCGGCTATATGCAGATTAGCCACGGTGCCTAATGTTACATCAGCAGTGTTAGATAAATTAACAACACCTGATGAATTACTTACTGTTAGTCCAACTAAGTTACCAATACTAGTAATATTAGGTTGTGCATTTGTTGTTACAGTACCGGCTAGATTCGCACTGCCTGCAGTGGCTACACTTAAATTAGCAACTTGAGTAGTAGATGATACTACGAACGGAGCCGTACCGGTTACTATGTTTGAAATTAATTGAGGTGATGTTATATTAGCACTTGCATTTAATGTACCGGTGACACTGACTCCGGTACCAGTAGCAATAAACACATCGGCATTGCCATTAACACCCATTGTGATATTACCATTTAGGTTAGTAATGTCAACATTACTATTGCCATTAACAATACTATCAACTACAATGTTACCGGCTGTTAAATTACCTAATACTGAAAGATTACCCACTGTTGTATTACCAGTGACACTTAATGTACCACCTGTTATTAAATTAGCACCAGTAATGTTACCGGTTGCTGTTATTATACCTGTGCCAATATTTCCAATGTTTGCATTGCCTGATACAGAAATAGATGTTAGTATTCCAATTGAAGTAATATTGGGTTGTGCGTTTGTTGTCAAAGAACCTTCTAGTGTAGTTGCAACAACACCAGTCGCACCAATATTACCTACATTTGCATTACCCGTTGCACTCAATGTTGTTGCATATACGCCAATAGCACCAATATTACCTACATTTGCATTACCCGTTGCACTCAATGTTGTTGCATATACGCCAATAGCACCAATATTACCAACATTTGCATTACCAGTGACACTTAATGTACCACCTGTTATTAAATTAGCACCAGTAATGTTACCGGTTGCTGTTATTATACCTGTGCCAATATTTCCAATGTTTGCATTGCCTGATACAGATACACTTGTCAATGTACCTAAACTTGTAATATTTGACTGTGATGCGTTCACTACATCTCCGGCATATGCAGCATAGTTTGCATTTGCGACAGTGCCAGTTATATTTGCGGATTGTATATTACTTAAGTTGTTACCACTACCAATGAAATAATTAGCAGTTGCAGAATTTCCTAAGTTAGCATTACCTGATACAATATTACCGGTTACTGATAAACTAGTTAATGTACCCAAACTTGTAATATTTGGTTGTGCGTTACTTGTTACGGTAATAGCAGTCGTTGCACTAGGAACTGCACCGCTTACATTCGCACCTTGTATATTACTTAAGTTATTACCTGACCCAATAAAGTAGTTAGCTGTTATATTTCCTAAGCTAACATTACCACCTATTGATAGATTTCCACTGATATTTGCATTACCTGATAATACTATGTTGCCTATAGAAAACGTATTAGGTACAACAATGTATAATGTTTGAGTAGATGATGTATAGACCGTAGAACTAGCTAATACTCCTAAGCTAGTACCAAACTGTAAATTAGGTGAGGATACTGTAACGTTCGCAATATTTGCGGTAACAACAACGTTTCCAGTAGGTGCATTAACAGTAATACCTGCACCCACTGATCTATTAACTGAAGATACTGATGCACTGGTAATACCAGAGTACACTTCATTAAAATTTTCTTGTACTTTTTGGAATGCTGATCTTATCGCATCGGCTGATGGATCGTCAGGAAACGCTCCAAAATCTATATTCTGTTGACTCATAACTATATCACCTTATCTAGTATTTATCGTTTTCAATTAAACATATGCCCAAAAAAATACCCGACTAGTGCCGGGTACTTTTGAACAGAACTAATTACTTTAGACCTGCTAGTTTCTTCCATTGAGCTACTGCATCATCGCTAGAATACTTTGATTCATTGATATCAGTTGTATTGCGTGAAACTTGTCTACCTAATTGGCTTGAAAGTACAGGAATAGTTGTTTGACCAGTTTGCTTGCGCTTGTTCAACCCACCACTGATAACATTCATCATAAAGTCAATATCAGTTTCGAATGCTGTATCTGAAGCAGATTTGCCTGGACCTGCATCATTAGCCCACTCGTCTATCTTCTTCTTGTCTTTCTTGTCATCATACTCAATGTCTTTTTTGACTTTCTTACCAGCTTCTTCTGCCTTGTCGTCATCTTTACCTTTATGATCTTCATCATATTCGATATCTTTAGCGACTTTCTTAGCGGCTTTTTCAGCTTTGTCATCTTTCTCGCTAGTAGATTCTTCTGAGATTAGTGTTAATTTCTTATAAAGATTAACAAACATTGACTCTGACATTGATTCTTTGTCAGCTTTATCTTCTTCTTCAGCAGATTTTTCTTTTTCGCCTTCTTCGTCAGACTGATCTTCTTCGTCAGGAGTTAATTTTTCAACTGGTTCTTCGCTAGCTTCTGGTCCGCCTGCACCTTCGTCAACGTCATTTTTTGGGTTATAGGCTGCACCGGCTTGATTAGCTTGTGCTGTATCAGCAATTGCCGCATTTGTATTGTCAGCACCACTGTCCGGAGGATTATCTTCAGCCATTTGATAAGTCATTTGGTCTTCTGATTCAACTTCATCAACCATTTGTTGACCTTCACCACATGCATGACCAGCTTCCATCATGCCACCGCATGACTCACATGCACCTTCATGTCCGTGCTCATCAGCATGACCTTCTTCGTCGGCATAGTCACCGTTACCAGCTTCTCCGCCTGTAACTTTCTTAATCAATGCCATCATACCATCATGGTCGCCGACAACATCTAACCCACCGTGTTGTGGTTGTCCACCTTGTGGTGCGCCGTAGCCACCTGTGTCATCACCACCAAACAAGCCTAGGCCTGCTGATTTGATTAAACCTAACAACTGGTCTGCTTCTGCATCTTGTGCTGATACACTTACTGAATCAGGAGCACCTTGTTGACCTTTGCTAATAGAAACAGTCATACCTTCAGCAACATCTTCTTTAGATTCTAGTAAAGCACTTAGTTGTTGTTCTAATGATTCAAAAGCGAACGGGCTTTCCTCAATTGAACTACGGTCAGTGAATGTCTTGCCACCAACACTGAACTTACCACCAGTTGGTGTACGCTTCAATGCGGCTGTGAAAGCATTACCTTCTTCCATTCCACCATGTTGTTCTTGGGAAGCCATACCGGGCACTGTCGCGGCTGGCATAGTGCCTTCTACTTCACCAACATAACCTTGAATTGGCATTTGACCATAGCACTCATCTAGACCTTCTTTGTAGCCTTCATGATAGTGCTTTGATTCTTCCATGTCATCATATGTGCAATTGTAACCTTGCTTGCCTAATGCATGTGCTTTACCGGCATGACGAGCCGCTTTTAATCTTGTGTTCATACCTTCTTCAACTTTCTTCTTGTCAGCAACAGCCTTTTTCATTGGCTCTTTCTTGTCACCGTCTTTATCCATATCTAAGAAGTCTGGTTTAGCTTTCTTAGCTTCTAGTGTCAATGGGCTAGCAAGTGCATCATGCGGAGGCTGATCTGCTTCTTTGATTTTCTTTAATTGTGCACCGGCAATGCGCTTTGCGGCTTCAACACCATACTTAGGTGTTAATTTGCGAACTAATGCGTCAAAGCCAGTAGTAGCATTGTTGTGCTTACCAATGTCTTTTTCATTTACTTTTTGTGTAGTTGGTACATGACCAAATGCGCCAGCTTGTTTTTTGGATGCACGATCTAAACCTTGAGCACGTTTCTCATCACCGCCCATATATTTGTCAAATGCTTTATCTTGATATCTAGCAACTGTACCAGCATCTAATTCATTTACTTGTTGGTCAGGCATTAAAGTCATTTCACCTTTGCCAATAGATTGTTTAATCTGTTGTGCTAATTGAGGGTTGTTAACTGTACCCAGTGTCTTGTCACCTTGAGCAATAACTTGTGTGTTCTGTTGTGCTTGACCTTGAACTTGTTGTGGTTGACCCGGCTGAGCCTGTGATGTTTGACCCGGCTTCTTAGGCATTTGACTTGCTGGCTTGATTTGAATCTGTTCAGCTTCAGTTAATGCTTTTTCTAATTGGTCAATGTATTCTTTAATACTATGTTTAGTAGTTTTCTTTTTGTCATGCTTTGGTAGCTTAACATCTTTACCTTTAGTAACACCAAATGCACTGAAGTCATACTTCTTGTCTTCACCTGATGTAGATGTAGCTTTCTTAGGACGACCACGACCACGAGGAGCAGTATCTTGCTTTACTCTATTGCCTTCGTCATCTTCATCGTCTTTACGACCATAGCCACCTGGTTCAGCAGTGTGCCTAACACCAGTCTTAGTTTTTTCTGTTGCTTCAGTCAACTGGTCTAGTTGTGATAATAAACTTTTGAAATCCATTTTATGTTCCTTTAATTATTTACTTGCGCCAGTTGCGGGCATTGCTGGGCGTTTGATTGTACTCATTGGGCTCTTAATTCCTCTTGGATCATTATCCAAGTTTGGTTTGAACGGATCAAACGCATCAGGAGTCTTCTTAGCATCATACGGTATATCAATTTTAGAATCTTTTGCTTGTGCTTGAATAGACTTCAAATATGAATCACCGTAGTTTTTGCTTGCTTCTTTGGCACCAGGCTGTTCTTCTAGTTCAGGATGTAATAGTAATGGAGTATGATCCATTTCATTAGCATAACCTGCTGCCTCACTATTGATGCTGTCATCAAAGTTAGACGAAACAACACGAACCATATCAACTTGATAACCTAACAATTGAGCAATCTGTTGAATCATTGGCTCAGTCGCTGGATAGCGAAATTCTGCTTTAATGATAGTAACACTTTGATTACTTAAATTAGGAAATCCATATGGATCTTTTTGTATCGGTGTGCTAGTAGGCTCGCCGATTTTAACTGGATCAAACTTCTTTAAGTTGTACTTAAACAAGTCGATAAAGTTCTTATCAACGTCTCCTGCAATTTTAATAGTGTAGTTGTAAGTGTGAACACTCTCTACGATGTATTGTTTTAGGCTCTTCATTTCTTATTCCTATATTCTGTATTTATCATTTATCGTCTGTTTTAGCAGCCAACATCTTTAGCAGTTCATTGCGGTCTAAACTCTTGCCTTCGCCCAATGGTGTAGCTTCAATTTCTTCAGTTTTTCCTGCAATTTTTTGATCTAGGCCAGCTTTCTTCAACTGTAAATCAAGCATTTTTAACTTTTTATTAATTTTTGCTGTCTTTGCTGTAATTGCATGTCCTAGCATACTACTAGCACTATTGAATATCTCACTTGCAAAACGACTGTCAACTTGCATACCCAAATCCATCAAGTCCTTGTAGCTGTCTGTCGCTAATTTAGCTAGATCATCCATCTCATTATCAGCAACTTCCAATCCTCTAACTTGAGGTAATGCGTTCTCAATCTTCTCTAATGTATTCAACGCTTCTGTTGTTATTTCTTCAGCATTTTCAGGTATAGAAAGAGTTAAACCTCTTGTATTATCCTGAGGTAGTTCAAATAATTCTTCTAACTTTTTTGTCATAAAAGTATTTATTTACTTTCGTTTACCGTTATAGAAAAGGTCATCTTCTGTGATGACTCTAAACGTATAACCTTGTGCTTTACAATATCCCATTGCCGCATGCCACTTAGCGTGATTAATTGCTATTACCATTCTATCTTTGGCATTAGCAACTTTGCTTTCAATAATACTTTGTTTCTTTGGTTTAATCTCTACTACTTCTGCTATCTGTTTACCGTACTTATTTTGATAAACTACAAAGAAGTCGGGGATATAATTCTTGGCTTGTCCTGTAAATGGATTACGATAGGGAACTGATATAGCTTCACTAGCCCAATATAACACACTATTGTTGTTATCACAGAAATTCATAAATGTAAGTTCCCAGCCACTACGATATCTAGGTTGATGTTTACCTACATATTTTTGAGGATTCTTAGGAGCAAATGTCCCTTGTGCGTACTTAGCCATTAGGTTACAATGTTTCTAGCAACTGCTTGATTGGGTTGTGGCACTGTACCAAAACCATATATTGAAGTTTTAGATTTAAAGCTATTCAAATAATAAGCAATGACTGTATTAGTTTCAAGTTTTGTTTTACCTTGAATATAAGTTAATAAGTCTAGTACGGAGATTTGCGTTTCTTGTGCTATTCTAAAAAAATAGACTGTAAAATTACCTGCAATCTGTATATTGTCACAAGTGCTCTTAAAGTATGAATATACAATATCATACTCACTGGCATTAACAATTAAATCAAATGAATAGAATTCATCAAAAATCTTAACTGTTTGGTCTATGTTTGTGCGTGAATCAATAATTTGTGCCATATAAATCTCCGTAGAGTATTTATACTATTATCGACCACCGGGTGTAGTTTGTACGCCTGCATTTGATACCGCAGTGTTAGTACCGGTACCGGTTGTAGTACCTGTTGAGGTGATTTGCGCCGGAGACCTTAATCCTAAATTAGGTGCGCCTGCTGTATTGTTTGGACTTGTTCCAAATCCGGGATAATATGAATTTGTTCTTACTGCGCCCGGCAATTGTTGTTGTACACTTGATGCTAACAATGAGTTTAAATCCTGTGTTGCAACTTGCCTTAAATTCTTATTTTTAAATGTATTATATGCTGTGCCGGCTGTGCGAACAGCACCTAATATATTATTATTTGACAAGTCATTGATGAATCCACCGGCAGCATCGACCAAACCACCCTGACCTAATATACTAGCATTGGAGCCCGGTCTATTGATAGGACTAATTGTTTTATCATAATTAGTTTCAAGACCAAATCCAGTAACAATGTTACTAGGTGAGCGACCGTCTATTGCACCTTCAGCATACTTAACTGTTTCATAATCAATGGTCATTGTATTTGCCATTGTACCGTTGCCTTGTGCATAATCATATGTATCGTGGTTGAATGCAGTAATGACTGGATTGATTAAACTATATTGAATGAAGTTATGTTGATTCATTCCAAAGATTTGAATACTCTTAAAGAAAGGAATCTTACTTATACCTTGATTTGATTGACTAGTAGTTCCCGACTGTTGACTAGTTTCACCGATGTAGCCCCAATCTTCATCGCCTGCAATATCACCATCATACAAGTTTCTTCTATTGAAGTTTATTGAACCTGTGTTATTACCATTATTAGTTTGTCTACCCGCACTTGATATTACTGGCTTATCTGCATCTTTAAAATAATATGTATAATAATTATACCACATATCATTCACTAAGTTACCATTGTCATCATGAAAAACAACATTAATAGGTTGATATTTTATTTTGGTTTGTACTAGTCGCTTACGATTATATTGATTTAATGTAGCTGTATCAATTGTATACTTGGGCAAATCAATTGTCTTTACAGCCAAGCCAAAATTGGCACCCTGCGATATACCTTTAGAGTATACAGCAGGATTGATTTCAAAGTATACATGAAATAAGAACTTGAACTTAGGTGCATACTGGTAAGAGTTAGTCCTAAAAGTTTTTGCGGCATGAGTGTAATCTCTTACATAATCGTTGCCGAAAAATCCTGCGGCAGCATCAGTTAAAAGATTTTGAAAAAATCCACTCATGTAATAACCTAAATGTTACTATTAACCTTGACCAGAACCGATACCAGTTACGACTGAACCACCTAAGATACGGCCTACGCTTGTACCAACACCTGATGTCAATGGTGACTGAACTGCATTATCAAATCTGATTGTCATAGCAATTTGCACTACTTCGTTTGTACCATAGTTCAAGTTGTTGTAGTTTGCTTGTTGCAAGAAGCAACCATAGCATTCCCAAGTTTCTAATACTACTGGTGCCGCTGTACCATTGCCACCATCTAAGATTTCAATGTTCGTTTGGAACTTATAGTCTTGACCAGTTGCCGCAGATGCCTGCTCAACAAAGTCTAATTGTTTCTGTAATTGCTGTCCAACTAACTTAGATACTTGACCTAATGCGTCATCCCTAACGTTAACTGTTAATGCTTGCCATTCATGACGGCCAGCAAGATACAATGTTGAGTTGTAAACTGGTATTGTTATTTCACCAAAACTAACTTGTGGACGTGTAATATCTACAACTTGTTTAGTTAATTCAACAGTAGCACCAGTACCGAAATTTAGAAAATTAACTCTAAAACGATATTGTAATTTAGGCATTAGTAAGCCTTGATTACCGCCAGCGTTATCGCTAGCTACTGTCATGTTGAATAATGATTGTGAGGCTGTTGCCATTTTTAATCTCCTGTATACTTATTTATCTTTAATGATGATACCCCTTTCGGGGTATCATTCACTTTATCTTCCTGATATCTCACCTGTGTTTAGAACACGAACCGGGATGTAGATGAATTCAGCAGCCTTAACTGGCTCAATTGCAACATCAATCCATAATTCATTTCTATCAATTCTTGCAGGTGTGTTGTTTTCATCATCACACTGTACAATATAATCATAGATACCACGTTTAGCAACTAAATCTACGAACAATGTTTGTATAACACCTGAAATTTCGTTACGTGTTAATTGATCGTTAGGTTCGAATACAAACGGACGAGCCGCAATAGTCAACTGACGGCGTACATAGTTAATCAAACGTGCAACGTTAATTCTGTCTAGTGCGGAATCCGATCTGAAACTAGTCTTGTTACCATAGTTCAATAATCCAACACCAGTGAAGAATACCATTGGGTTGATTTGATTGATGTATAGTACATCACGAATACCCAAACGGGTCTTGATTGGTACAAACTCACCAGTTGAACGATTTAAGTAACCAATGTTCAATGCATTGTCAATATTACCACGGCGTGTACCTGCTGGAGCTAACCAAGGAAAAGCTACAGTATCATTTCGTAAGAATGTACGCAACATCATATGTGATGCTGGAACAACAACTTGATTACCTGATAAGTCATTTGTAATTCCACTTGGATAGAATAGACCCAAATAGCTGTTACGTGTAACTAAGCCAGCTTCACCAGTAGATACAGCGCCTGCGGCGTTAGATGCCCATGCTGCAATATCAGTAGCACTATCAGCAAGACCTAATGGTGTGTCGCCAATAATGAATCCTGTCTCACCGCGATCCGCATTCAATACAACCATGTTAGGTTGTAGTTCTGGATAGTTAGGAGTAGCCATCAAGTTAAAGTAGTTATCTTCATCACGGATTGCAGTGTTAGTGTCGATAGAAGCACGTAATGCTTGTACAACCATAGCACGTTGTGCATTTCTGCCCATATATGCTACGCCATCTGCATTGTTGCCACTTACTGATACCCATGTATAACTGAATTGAGGTAAGTTAGCAGTGTTAGTTGGAGTTGACGGATTCCAAGCGCCTGCATTAGGATAATTTGCACTTGTAAAATAGTTTGTTCTAAATTGTTTAATGTTATATCCTGAACGGCGTGTGTTGAATAACATCATACCTTGTGGATATGTTGTTGCAACCGGTGCGTCTAAGTCAATATAGTTACTTGTTAACAATGACTTGATTGTCGGAATAGGATCATTAACTGGGTTTATAGAACCATTTGGGCCCCAACGAGCATCTTGGAATACAATACCGTCTTGACTTACTTGGTCAGTAGTGTCAATTAGAACCCATTGATTTATACCACTAACTGCTTCCCAACGATAGATTACTGGATATACTTCTAAATTGCTTGTATCAATCCATAAGTCACCGTATGATAGAGCAGTGCCGTCACTTTGTAATACTGGTGCTGTGGCTGAAATGATAGGACCATTTGGATCAGTGGTATTTCCACCAGTTGCTGCCGGATTTCCGTTACTGTCATATGCAGTAGTACCATAACCTACCCATGCACCACCTTTTTGAACCATGATATCTACTTGATTAGTAACAGAGTAGAACCAGTTCGTGTTATTAGTAGGCATTGCCACCGGTGCACCTTCATTACTTGTATAAGTAAATTCTACCCAGTTGCTTAATTGGGTAGCATATGTAATAATTGCGGTACCAGATTGGTACGCTATACCTGTTACAGCACCTGAGCCACTGACTTCAGTGACTACTAGTGTCAAGTTATTTGCACTAGTACCATTTAATAATGTTCCAGCAACATTAAGAACATCTCCCACTGCATAACCAGTTCCACCTGCATTAATACCATTACCATTTAATAAATATACAC